CCAATTGATGCAAACTTGTTCTTCTCAATTTTATGTTCTAATACTTTTTGTAAAATTGCTTGGGGAAAGTCTCGAGAAGTAACATTATATTTTTGAAGCCCTTCCTCTAATGGATCCCAATTAGGTGGGGTTCGGGGGTCTCTCTTTGACAAAACAGCTGGTTCGCTAATTTTGGGATAGATCATCTCATGTATCACACTTGGTTCTAAAGTTGTCTTCTCAGCTTGGTGCACACTCTCTCCATTCAAACACTTTCCAGTCACTAAAATCCGTTCTCCGTAGGGAATAGGGTGTAAATCTTCTCCAGTTGTTTGTTGTACATCGGGGTAAACAATCCCAGACACAGGTAGTAATTCAGTCATCAACATCTGCTTTTGAGAAAGCATCTGCCTCGTGATTAAAACTGAGTATCCGGTATTATTCTTCATTCCTCCCACGTGCATTCCTAAGATCTTTCCTGTCGTATACGGATTCAATGCTAATAGCACTCCACCACAATCGCCTTTTGCGGTCGGGGCATCATAATGCCATGTTTTCGCAGATAAATAAAATTCACTCTCCGTTCGTCCATCTACAACTTTCACATCACGCGCAACAGTCTCAACTCCTAATCTAGCAGTCACATACTTAAGCAAAAATTCTCCATCCATAGACCTAGTCACTAACATAGCACTCGTAGTCTCTAATTTATTCAAATCATCTTCACTCACAAACGCATTACTCAACATTCTTCCTCCAGCAGGCACAGTCGCAGGGCATTCATACAAACACCAATCTTCATAACAATCAAGTCCACTCTCGGATGTTTTCTTCACTAATTTCGTACATCTTTCCATTTGCCATTCAAACTCATGGGGAATTCCTCTCATCATCATCGTCACTGGATATCCATTCTTCAATCCTCGTGTAAAGTGGGCAGGAATCAACATAATTCTATTGTGGATCATCAAATAATGAACCCACGCAGTTCCTTTATAAATTCGATTAATTGCAGGTCTAATTCTGTGGGTATACAAATCCATCGCATTTTGATCATTGCATCCTTCAATTTCAGCCATTTCTGTCTTAAGTTTCAATTTTGCCAATTTCGCAGTCTTCTCATCACCAGAAGGCACACTTCCTTCAGTTTTCAAATTCAATTTTTGTAATTTGGCAGTCTTTTCATCTCCACTTGGTACACTCCCTTCAGTATCTTCAGGAATCCAGCATGTCTTACATCGCATAGAGTTGGGATAGGTCTTATGGTAATGTTCATTATCTTCAGGTGATCTTATTATGTGGTCGTGAATAAACACTTTACCACAATCGCAG